TGACAAGAACTTTTTAAGGATATCTTGATAGTCATGTTTGGCATCAAATCCTGTAAATTCTTTTGCTGGAGGTAATTCTTCAAACCTCAGAGTAGCACCATCAAACAGTAAACCTTTCTTTACATTAGCAGAACCATACCTATTCTTAAGTATGCTAATACTCCTGTAATTATCACCAAGGAATTCTGTATTGTAATCTTTGTGTGATTTAATCCCATAACGGTCAGGTGCAAACAAACCAAGCACCACGTGACAATCTCGTTGAGTGATTTTGATATCACCCAAACCATCTAATGATGGTTCAAGTTTATCTTCAATACTCTCACCTTTGACTGTGTATTGTTGCTTTTCTTTATCTGATGCTTGTTGTTGTACATTCACTACAGTGAACCCCCAATGCTTAGACATTTGTTTTCTGCAGTACTCTGTTGAATAATGCTCAATAGTTTCATACCAACTCTTAAATTGTTTCTCTTGAGAGAGTAGAGAGATATGGTCAACTACCACAATGACATGTTCATTAGATGTGTTTTCATAGTGTGAATACACTTCAACTTGCTCCGTTACAGGGTTACCTGTTACATCCAGTAACTTAGTACCATCCTTGTTGGTTTTCTCAAACTCCTTAGTAACATAATGATGCTTACCTATCTTTTCTGAGTAGGCTCTGCAATGTTTGTATATTCCATAAGGGTTAGAGATGGTATCAACAATCTCCACATTTGTGAAGAAGTCCTCCATCTCTTGTTGATTACTCTCCAACATCTGGATAATATCTGGATTTAGTTTACAACTCTCATCTACATTCTGAAGAATATGCATATTCAATCTCTTATGATATTTCTGTTCAGTGAAGTACAACATAATTGAATCAAAGAATTCTTGTTTGGATTCTTCTAATGCAAACCACATTACTTTGTATTTGTAGTTTGGATTAATCTTAGAATATAGATAAGGGACAATTGCAAAAAGGAATTTAGTTATCTGAGTTTTACCAACACCTGAGTTGGCAGTTACTAGAAACTGGTTACCTTTTTGGATAGCAGGAAGATAACGAGAGAGGGCAGGTAGAAATGGCTTAAGAGGTACACCATTTACTATTCCTTGCTTCTCTTGTTCATAAAGAACTTCATAATTCTTTATTAACTCTTCTACATTAATCATAGATCAATATCTTGTCTATTGGGTAGGAAGTCAGTAGAACTCTCATCCTCATACCAAATCTTCCAATCACCATCACGAAAATAGTTTAGGATTGTTTTGGGGTGCGTGAGTTTCTTGTAATACTTAATTGTGCAAGCTGCCAAACGTTCGATATCAATTCCCTCTGAAATGATTTTTACGAACTCTGTTTTAGCAGATGGAGTGTAGGACAAAACTGTATATCTTGAGGTGCCAGAGTTGGCAAAAGTGGGGCAGCCATTTTGTTTTAATACATGGACGAACTTCTCAAACATCTCCTTATCACTCTTCACTTTCATCTTGTCTTTCAACTCAACAACACCACTTGCACCAACATCTCTCACCCACTTGTTACTAACAATAATCTTATTGCTTACAATGGATATGTATCCATTATCCAGTAACCATTTGTGTACGGAATCTATAGTCATAAATAAATTTAGGGTCAATTCTTTCTAACGCTGTTTCTACATAACCCTCATCAACAGTTCCCCTCATCCTAAAGATGTATAGTTCAGGTGCCTCACTCCTCAATACCCTACCTAACACTTGTGAACTACTAACAGAACCATTGTCCACTTGAATCATAAATCCAGCATCAATGTTATGCAAATTTACACCTTCTCGGAACATCTTCACAGCAAATAATTTGTTAATTTTTGCACTGTTGAAATCATTAATCATGTCCTCACCATCATTGTCACTCTTAGAATGAATGATACACTCTGAAGTACCAAGTTCCTCGCATTGCTCAATATTAGTAGCAAAGCAGATGGTTCTCTTACTCTCATATTCTTTCATTATCTGCTCCACTCTTTCTGTCTTACACATACCAATGAAGGTCTTACGTTCACCAGCTTTATGTAACCATCTATTCTTAGCAAATGGTTGACGTAGAGAGAAGTAAACTTTCTTCAAGTAATCAATCTCATTACTAAGCATCTCATAGTATTCTTTCTGTGTACACTTAATATGCAATACATAAGGTTTACCACTCAAGCTTTTTAGCATACTCCACATATCCTTAGCATCAATGACAATAGGCACCAACCCTTCAGCTTTCTTACCACCCTTTGTCTTAACATAGATTAGATTAGACACAGTATTATCTAATGCACAATCTACAAGATAAATCTTAGGGCATGGTAAGATACCAAGATTGATTGCATCTGATGTACTAATAGTCCACCAGTGTACAGTGCAACTATCACAATACAAACTCTTGATAATCTTCTTCACCTCATCTTCAATAGTACCACTAAGGAAGATGTTCTTTTTGCTCTGAATACTTCTAATGTGTGCTGCTCTTGTATCACTAACACTTCTATGACACTCATCTAAGATGAGGACATCACAGCTAGTATTAGCATGCTTCTTCAATGAAGCATAACAAAAGATGTCTACATCTTGTAGTTCAATCTTGTGTTTCTCCATCTCCAACCTCCAGTTTTCAATGTGAGAGGTTTCAGCACAAACAATTTTTACTTTGCCACCTATCTCTTTGGCAGCAAGTAATGCAGATAATGTCTTGCCCACACCAGTACCAAACTCAAGTACAAGATTGTCAACAGTATGAATAAGTTCAGTGCATTTCTTTTGAATATCATCTCTTGTCATCTTCTTTTATTGGATTGTTTTTAATGTACTCCACTTGATCACCAATCTCCTCATCAAATTGCCCTCTTGCTGCTTCTAACATTGCAGGGATAGATGCAATAACAGCAGGTGGATCACATACAAATGATTTAGTTACCTCATCTACTGCTACACTTAACTCCATCATTAGTTCTTCATCACGAGAGAACAACAATGTAATAGGATCACCTACTACTTTTAGTAGTTCATCATGCAAGTTCTTAGCATGGTGCTTTACTTGTTGTCTAAATTGAATTGTATCACGTAGGTCATCTAATGATTCAATTAGTGATTGCGATAGTACCAACACTCTGAATAGTGCTAATGTATCTTTAATTTGTTTCTCATTCATCATCTTCTACTTTTAATCCGTAGGCTATATTTATTGCCCAGAATTGATTCTCTGCCAACACTGGATGGTATCCAGCTTTTTCAAATACATTCATACAGTATTCCTTCCATTCTTGATGTTGTAAAAAAGAAATGGTGAGAGCTTCATCATTGCCCTCACCATATATCTTTTCAATATCAGGGTCTTTCAACCCAACAATATCAAATTGCTTAAGAATTAGTTGGTGTATTGTTTTTTCTAGGTCTGCCACGTTTCTTTTTCTCTGGTGATTGAACATTAGGTAGGTAAGCTTTTGCTTCAAAGTTATCAAGCCACTCTTGACTCACATCAATTAGTCTTTGATATGCCTGAGTTTCCTTCTCCATTAAAGCAAGAATCTCTTTCATGTCTACAACTATCTGATGTTCTGTATCAAGATCTTTCTTTGCTAACTCCCTAGTTGCTTCTACTACCTCCTTCAACATCTTAATCTCAGATAATTTAGTAGAGATGTAGGCTGCTAGACTAATTGAACATAATACTAATACGAGGTTTACTATTGTTAATGCTACTAACATAATTTTAATTTTTATTTTGTTTGTTTAACCAATTGTTGAATTCTTCTCTCCATTTTTCATCCACTCTTCCATATTGAGGAGATTCAATATGAAGATTGTTAGGTTTACATTCCATGCAAGTGTGTTCAAATGCAGGGTTGAAATGCCCACAAACATTGCAGGTCCATCCAGGGTAAAGTTGTTCAGTCATGTATTATAAAGGTTAAGTTTAGTCCTTCCATTAACATACGTTGCTGTAACATCATCAATGCTGTACCTTCCATAGTATTCTGTTGAAAGTTATACATATGACCACCAGTAAAAACAAAGTGACCAGATGTATTCTTAGGTAGGTTAGTTGATTGAAGATAGTTATACAATCTAGTGTTATGTACGAGGTTGCAAATCATCCCATAAATTTACAACGTAAATCTGTAAATTTCAAATTTAGTATCCCATGCAACTAATAACTTGTCACCTTTGTTATGGTATAACAAACTACCTACATAGGGTACTTCACTTGGTAGATCTTTATAATAAACAAACTGCTCTCTTGTAGCACCTTCAGGGTAACCACAAAAGTCATCTAGTTTAACAATCAGATCATCCAGTGTACCAGCTATACAAACTGGATCACCATCTTCTTTGTCTATTGCAATAAATACATTCATCTTATTCTCCTTTAAATTCAATACACCTGACAGAAAATCTACACTCTTCACCTTCTGTTTGAGGGTCTTTGTAGTAATACCACCCTTCTAAATCATCAGGGTACTTTGGATTGTAAGCTTCATATCTGATAGGTGTATCGTTATTATACTCATTGAGTGCTTGTTCTAGTAACTCTCTATTAGGTGCACCTAGTACAGGAATACCATCCCATGTTGCAACATACATAAATTTTTGATTCATTTTCTTGCAGCTTCTCTTAATTCTAATTCTCTTTCAACCTTTTTATATATTTCAGGGTCACCATATTCATTTAACCAATCATCAATCATTGTTGGTTCTTCAGGTGTTTCTTGTTTAGGTTCTTCTTTTGTATTTAGTTTAGCGTAGATGATTCTACCTGTGAATTTAGGATGGATAATAGTTTCAAACTCTACTTCAGGTGATGATAGTACACGAGATTCGAAGTTATCAAACTTCTCTTTCATCTCAGCAAAGTGGGTGAGGTCATCAGGGTGTAGAGGTATCCAATCTGGAATTGATTCATCCATATGGTTCATTACACCCCAACCCCATTCCTCATGTAGGTTTATTGTTCCTTTCATCTTATTCTAATTTATATGTTTCGTTGTAGTATTGTTCACATTGTCTTCCATGAGTAGGAACATCGTGTCCACCTTCCCAATAAGCATTTTCAATCTGCTCCTTCTCCATTACTTTGGCTTGTTCAATTTCATCCATCATACTATTTTTGATACGCATTGGTAATTGCTCTACCAACCATTCTACTGCTGTTTGTTGTTTCATAGTTCCCATGAATATTTTTTCCGAGGTCGCACTTCAATTACTTCACTTGGATCAACCATTTTTTGTTTCTTTAGTTTTGTGTATGCTGTATGATACAACCACCCAGCATCCATGGTATGTTGTAGAAAAGCAATGAAGTTTTCAACACCTGCTTGGTTCAAACTTAGTTTTAGACTTTCAATAGATTCTGGATTACGTTCGTAACATCCTCTAAGGAATGCTTCGTTATCCCAAAACAACTCTATCCATGGTTTACCTGATGTCTTATCTGTTACTTTAACACCCATCCCAATATCATCATAAAGTGGTTGTCCTGTTTCAGGATCGATGGCTATTGTTGCTTCAAAGCAGTAGTCTTGGTCTTCGTATATGATAGACTGAGTATGTATTACGTCTACTGAATGTGGTTCTGGTTTTGCGTCTGGTTGTTCCTTAACATACCATACACCGTTAATTTGAATTCTCTCTTCCATTTTACAACTTTTCTATTTCTTGTTTTACTTCTTTCCAATAGAGTTGGTTAGATTGAGCTTCTTTGTAACTCCAATCGCCTCTACAATCACTTCCTCCTATTTCAATGTAAATGTGAGGATTTGAGTTTAATATCTCATCAACTGCAATCAATGCGCATTGTTTGTTTACATTGTCATAATTGTATCCAGCAATACCATCTGTTTGTTGTCTAAATTTATCAACTAATTCTTTTGCTTTTTCTTTTGGTGTCATAACTTTAATTTATTTCGTTAATGATTTCATTTGCTTTATCAATATAGTATTGATAATTGATTTGTCTTTCATTGATTGGCATTGGTGTAATATCATTAGCCAATGTTACAGTGAAGCCAGCACACAGATCTGTAAACTTTTGTACACCATCTTCTACTTTCATCTTTCTAATTCTATATCCTTCAATAGTATCATCAGAGATAATAGTAGGAATAGAAACATAGAATCTACAACTCTTTTGAATTGGTGTAGAACTTAGTATTATACTCTCTTGCTTTGGTTTAACATAAGGTTTACCAGTTTTAGGAGAGTGAGTGATGGTTTTAATTTGTACAAGTTCATGTATGTTGGTAAACTTATCATCAATCTTGAAAGCTGTACAGAAATCATGGATATCAGGGTGTGTTGGGATGTAATCTTCTGGTTTAATACCATCAATATAATATTTTTGTAAGGCAATGGCTACAATGGGGTTAACAAATCCTTTCAGAATACCACCCTGTGGTAGAAAACACCCTTTGAATTTTTGTTTGCCACTCTTAAACTTACAATAATAGTTGTTTACATCTTTAAACACAATCTGATCTACAATCTCTGTTTCAATACCAATGTTGGTATATTCAGCAAACTGTCTATTGATTTCATGTAAGAATTCTTCCTTACCATTCTCACACAATACCATGTAACCATCTGTGTTAGTGTATATCACTTGATAACCATGCATTTCTAGCATCTCTGTCACCATTAGGATATACAACTGACCATTGATAGTCACCTGTAGTTGTGCTTTTCTGTCTTCCAACCAATATGTTTCAGAGTTTAGTAGACCATAGATAGTATTTACAGCAATCTTTAATCCATCTGCTTTGATGGGGTCAATCTTTTTTGCTGAAATCCTGTCCTCTACAATCTTACGTAGGGTAGAAAGGAACAACTCTTTATCCTCAATGTGGTGCGGAACTACACCAAGTGTAAGCATCAAGTAAGGATAGTATGAACCAAAATCTAAATCATATATAGTATACTTATCATCTGTTCTGAATACTTTATGTTTGATAGCACCATGAATGCCACCCATTGCAATATCATGTGTTACAAGTTCACTACTAAATTGTAGTTTCAACTTTGTATCATCACTAACTTCAATGCTACTAATTTCTTCTAGAAATGAATTGTACTTCTCTGTTTTGAATTTAACCTTCTCAGAGATTACATCCTTTATTTTAATTGGTTCTGAATACTTTGTTCTCTTATTACGTAGGGCATCAACATCAACACCAGCATCCTTAAAATACTTATCAAGGATATCTTTAGCAATCTTAGAGTCAGCACTACTTGTTACATCTACACCATAGGTGGATGTAAGCTTCTCTCTTAGTACTAGTCTACCTTTGATAGCATCAAAGATTGCCTCTGTAATGCTAACATCATTCATGTTGTATTCCATTACCAAATCAGGGTCATCCACGTTAGCTTCATGATGAATTGGTAAATCTTGTAGTTTATTCCATTTAATATTAACACCAACTAGTTTCAAGGATTTAGATGTATAACCCTCACGGATTACTTCCATAAGGTCAACACTCTTGAATAGTCTGTGATATTTGAATGGTGCCAAATACTTACTGTAATTCCATTCATCTTTTTTAGTGATGATAAAGTCAGCAAGATTTTTAATGGCGTAGGTAAGGTGTTCAACACTCAATTCTTTGAGTTGATCTTCCTTAAGAATAAGATAAGCAAGAATAATATCATCAAAGTGAAAAGAGTTGTAGCCAACAAATGTACAATCCCTGTTCTTGGCAAAGAATTGTAGTAATGCAAGGTAATCATTCTGTTCACCATGACATTTGAATTGATAAAAAATGCCACCTCTTTTGAAGGTAGCACTAAAGAAATTTTTGTAGGTTTCTAAATCGTAGAATACTACATTATCCTTGTTGATCATCTAACCACTCCTGTAATCTTTTAATAGATGGAAATATATGATTCTTGATAGTATCATCACTCTCATCTAATTCTCCTAGATTATCTACACATTCCATGTAGTGATGTTCTTCATGAGGGTAGAGATAATCAACTACCTTCCTGAGATCATTGATTGGTAATTTCTTCATTGCTTTGTTTATTTAGATTCTTTGAAGTATGAAACAAATCTACGCTTTAAACTTGTAAGGTCAAAATTTAATTGCCAATATCTACTAAGATATCTTTGACATATTTCTGGATTATTCTTAATCCAATCATATCCTTTATGCAAATAGATATGATTGTAAGCAATCCAATCAATAGGTTTAATAATATTCTTCATAAAATTTTTCACTTACTTCTTTTTCAAACTCTTCTTTGTTTTCTGGTTCATCATCCTCGTATTCAAATTGATCAATACAATAGTTATCCCAGTCATTCCAATTAACATGAATGCAGCAAGCAATACCTTTGTAATCTACATCAATTCTGTAGTCAATGTTTGTTGCTACTCTGTTACTAAAAATAGATTCTTGTTCTTCATTCATAATGTTCAACTTTAATGTTTGCTTTTTCTAATAGTTCAATCCCTTGTTGATTTCTGTACAGTTCACTGTAATACACTTCTTTAATACCAGATTGTATGATTAGTTTACTGCACTCAATACATGGGGAAGTAGTTGTAAAGAGAATTGCATTCTCACTAGAATAATGGCATCTTGCAACCTTTGTGAGTGCGTTTGATTCTGCATGAAGTGTGGTTGGTAGTGTTCTGCCATCACACTCACAATCATTATCAAAGCCTCTCGGAGATCCATTGAAACCAAATGCAATGATGTTTCGTCCTGATTCATCTACAATTATACAACCAACCTTCTTGTTATCACAATATGAGAGTTCAGCAACTCTCTTTGCTAAATCCATGTATAGCAATTTAAAGCGGTCCGTCATACAAGTAATTTAAACCATCATCTTTCATCATGTTAATCAAGCTGTCAGCTTCTTTTTCCTCCCAATCAAGTTGATCTTCATACATTTCAACTTGTAGTTTATCCACACAAGTAGAACATATCTCAATACCATCTGGTAAATCCATACCACATGGGCACTTATTTTCTGTTTTCATACTATTTTGTTTTAATCTACTTCAATATCTTTTAGTTCTACATTTTCACCTTGGGTGTGTCTATACACTGTCGTAAAAAACTCACCTAGTAATTTGTAATCTTCAGGTATCATTGTACAAAAGTCAAATGCAGGAATAGCATCGTGTATTTTACCTTGCTTGACCTTATCATACTTATCATTTGGGTCATATTCAAATACGGTATGACCTCTAAAAACATACTTCATATTTTATTTTTAATATACTATACAAAAAGCAAGCAATAATGTTAAGACAATCATTGCTGAAGCAAAGAATAGGGCAAATAACATTTTTTTCATAACTTTATTTTTAGTAGTCAGGGTAGGGCTCGAACCTACAACGATGCAACCACTTAAGGATGTGATGCCATTTTCACATTACGCATTACCTGACTATGTTGCAACTATTATCCTTTAAGGAGTCAGTAGGTCAGTTGCCAACCTATCCTAGCCATACGCTCTAGGCTCTACAGTATGCATCGTTGAGAGGCCAAGAGGAACTACGATCCTGTGTACTTAAGGAACAATACTTTGTTAAATTATAACTTTACTTTTATTGTAATATGTAAAGCTATTACTTTAATGCATCAACTATTGCACAGAATAATTTATCTTTCTTTTGCTGAAATTCAGGTAGTTGATTAAAGGATACAATACAAGGATGAGTTTTTGCTTCTGCATCTTTTACTTCTCCATATACCCAACCTCCTTTAATCTTATCTTCCATCCAAGCATTGTGCTGTGCATCTTCCTTAGCATCAGGATTTTCTAAACGAAACCTAACTCCCGTGATAGCTGAATCTTGTTGCCACTCTTCAGCATCCTCCCAATCCTTTTGAGAAAAATCTTTATTTGCCTCACACCATGCTTTATTTGCTTGATGACAAACTTTAGCAATATCAATTACTTTATAATTAGCAATTGGATTTCTTCCTACTTTCATATAACTCATATTTTAAAGTTTAGTAGTTCCACCTGGACTCGAACCAGGAATATCTCATTAGAAGTGAGAGGGTATATCCCTTTACCTATGGAACCAAAATGGGGAGTGTTACCTCCCCTGCGACCTATACTTCTTTTTATAGTTCTTACTTCTTTTGTTTTTTGAAGTACGAGTTTTAGAATGAATACCAGGTCTTGATTTTTTTGGGGATCCTACAAAGGATGACCCCGAAGTTTGTTTAGCCATAGGCTAAAATTACAGATACTCTTTCACTTGTGCAAGTGTATAGTTAACATTATCATGATATTCTTTGTACTCCTTACGTAATGACTCGTAAGAAGTCCAATCAGTAATGTGTTTTACATCTGAAAGTATTGCTCTCCAGATCTCTCTTGCTTGTTTGTCAAGTGCCTCTGCAATTGATTTGGCAGTAGTAGAATCAGAGATTAAAGTTGGTGAACCTTTCTCTGCTCTTCTGAGTAGTAGATAAGAACGCTGTTCCAACTGATATTTACTCTGAAACAACTTATCTACTAACTCTCTTTGCATATTGATGAAACAGTTTTGTTCTTGTGTGTACATATCTTTAAAATTCAAAAATTACTTTATTGTCAATTACCCTAACAGATTTAATATCAAATGAAATCTGTCCTTTACTACCAAATCTTAGTGGTTCCACTGATGTGCTTACAGGGTGAATTTTAGTGGGTAATGCTTTCTTTGGACTGTCAATCTTGTTCTTAGCAATAACACTATAATACCTTAAGCTTACAGCACCTCTGGTTCTACCTGTTAATTCTTTAGCAGTAGCACCAAATGCTTCTTGTTTTGTACTATAAGTAAGTACATTTTTTTGAATCAGTGCGTCCTCTTCTTTTGTCCACACACAATTCTTTCTGTTTTCTTTGCACATATTATTGTTTTTACTGTGCTGTTCTTTTTACTTAGGGTGAAAAAGATTAACCATAAAGAAAGCCCTCCTTTATGGGGAGGGCTTGATCCATAAGAGCTACTTATGGAGTGGTACGATTATTTAGTAGTAACAGCTTTCTGAGGTGGCTTTACTCTATAAGCATAACCAAATTGGTCTAGCTGAAAGTGTGCCCACTTGTCGTTGTGCTCTTCCTTATGATACTCAGCTGCTCTGCTTGAAAGTTTTACTTTCATGACAGTTTTACCTTTCTCTAAGTCTTCTACAATAATCTCGGCATATGGAATACCGTTTGATTCTCTAGTGTAACCAGTCATATAAATGAATTTAAGAATCCAAATATAGTACTAATTAATAATAGGGAAACAAACTGTTATTCACATATCAATCACTTGTACTAATTATCGCATGAATCACACGCAGAAATAGGAAACAAGTGCTTATCTAGCCAAGCATACAGAATATCCACTTGTGTTTGCACCATAAAGATACCCTCTGCTGATGAGAATTGTCTACACCATTTCTCTCTAAAATTAGAAATCATCTTCTCACATGATACATAATGATAAGCACGATTCTTTTTGTTAGAGAACACATGGATTAGATAGGTTACTTCACCCAACATTTTTGGACGAAGTGGATCTACTTCAATAGATGGGGTGACTTTATTTAGCCACCCCCTCATATCATTTAGAATCGTCATCATCTAACTTTCTTTTGAGTGCATCCAAACCCTTTAGCAATTGCTCAAGTGGATTACCACCATTACGAGAACTTGCAATAGCATTACCATAAAGAAATGCCATGTACCACAACTCAGTAGCATTGTTAGCATACCTAGACATCAAGTCAGCTGCTTCAGAGAGTCTTTCAGCTCTTGAGTGAGCATCTTTTACAATCTCTGTTAATTCATCTGATCTTTGCTCAGATAAACCAATGCATTCTACCAAAGATTCGTTTTCTTCTACCTCGTAAACCACGAAGCTAGGTTTTTTTAGTTCTTCCATTGTTTTGTTTTTAGGAAGTGAATGTCCACTTATAGCAGGACATATCTCTATTTTTTGTAATGAAAAATAAATAGGGGTTTTACCCCCTATTTTTAACGGTTGAATTGTTCGTAGATACCACCAGATTTCTCGCACATCTTTTTCATATTATGGTTTGTAGAACCAAGAATGAAACCATGTACAACAAAATCAGGGGTGTAGTGTGGTGAGACATAATCATCTCCATCATTAATCACACAAATCTGTGGTTTAATAGAGTCGATAGTTATATTACCATTTAGAGTACCACTTTTGATGTCAGTGATTGCCTGAGTGACAGCCTTCTCAATGTCAGTAGCACCTCTGTCAAATTGAAAGAGTGTATGAAAGTTTTCTAATACTTCATCAGCTTCCTCCTTGTTTCTAACAGGGATCCATGAATTTTCATCAAGTTGATCTTCAAAAGTACAAATGAATAGTTCAGCTTCACCTCTTACCACTTGATCAATACGATTAAGTAGAAGAGCTTTCACCCACTCCAATTTGAAATTATCATTCATACTACCAGAATCATCAATCAAGAAAGCAAGACATTGCTTCTTAATAGTGTACTTGATGTGTTCTTTGGGCATCACTTGTTTAGTAGCAAGCTTATACTGATAGTGAGGCATTGCTCTCTGTACAGGTGATACTTTCAAAGATTGAGAGAAGTCAGTAAGTGGTACCACCTTAACATCAGTGGATAGAGGATTAACTTTCCATGTAATCTCCTTGTGTGCTGCTATCTCATTCTCATAAATTTTGAGACGAGCCAGTTTGTTCAACACATTAAGTTGACGTATGTCAAGTTTAGCTACTGCTACACTTTTAAGTGTATCCTTATCATCAGTGCCAAATGTTTTAGCAGTGTAGGATCCAGAAGGCATGAGCTTCTCATATCTATCCAAATCAGCATTAATATCTTGTGCTAATTTAGAACCACAACTACTATCTCTTTCACTGAATAGATCAATTGCTTCGTTATCATCTTCACAACCATTTTCTTTATCTTGATTAGCAGTGCTTTTTTGATTGTAGATAGTAGCAATGATAGATAATGCTTTAGCCATAGGAGTACGACCTTCATAGGAGTAGTCTAGTTTAGATAAGAAATCTCTTAGATTCTTCTCATAACCAGGCTTACCATAACCAGGACCATCAAATGCCTCTGCAACGTTACCCCCATACATAATATGGGAGTAAGCATTGCAAATTTCCTGAGCCATTGTTGGAGAATAAGCACCTCTAAAACCCATCCCTCTAAAGAAGGAGTTGATTTGGATTCTAGATGGTGTTATATAGTAAGGATGTGGGGTGGTGATCATAACTGTTGATCCTCCTCTACATTCTCTAAAGCCTTGTCTTTGAAGAAGTTATGATGTGTATCACAACTATCCATTAGACGTTGCTTCTCCTCGAAATAAGATTCTGTTACAGTAATCTTATCCAATGCCTTACGAATTCTAGCAAAAGATTTACTAGCCTTCAAGCATTCGGTGTGATCAGTGATGGTAGCTTCTGTTTTAGCATACAGTTCATTGATCTGTATACAATAACCATCCAACAAATCTTTACTAATTTGATCTTGCTTTGCAGCATCCTCAAGTGTAGCAAGTTCATCGTATGCAGAAGATGGTACTTCAGCAATGTATTTTAATCCAGCTGCACCAACAGTGGAATAAATCTTTGCCATCTTTACAGCAGTACGTGGGCTAATAGTGATGCCTTCTGAGTAAAGAGTACCACAAAGTTTTGCAACTGTGTTGTAGTTCTTCACTTCAGTGGATGAACCAAATAGTAAGTTAAACATACTCATGTAGTTACCTTCATGATATGCTTGCCACTTTACTTCTAGTTCAAGAGGGAACCTTTCCATAAGAGCTTTGATTGACAAGTCATCTGCTATCTGTGTACGAGAGTGATTGGTATTAATAACAATCATCTTAGTTTTGATAGGGAAGATTTGACTACCATTACGTAAGCACTTGGAAGTAAGAATGTCCTTCAATGTTGTTAGTACATACACTGGTGCATCAAATGCCTCCTCGAACACAACATATTCATGATTCATGAATGAGTGTTCTACAAGGTATTCAATCTTACCAGTGGTGTTGAACAACTGCATATCCATACCACCTAACAACTGTTCAGTTGTGGTGCCAGGACCAAGAGCTTGGACAAATGGCTCAATACCAAGAGAGTTAAAGAATTCAATTGACATCTCTGATTTGCCATGACCACCAGGACCAAACATAACACAGTGTTCTCCACACTGCATTGCAGTATAGAGCATCTCTGCTACATCTTCTGAGTAGGCAAACCTTGATGAGATTTGACTCTTGACTTCTTGGAATTTGGATTCCGTGATTTGAAAAGTGTTTTTCATATTGACTTTTTTAAAGTGTTCTTCTCTAATGATATCCAACTTATGAATGTTCTTGATACCTTCATCTGTTAATACAGGTGAGAAATCAATAGTATGAAATGCAGAGATTGGTACAGATAAATCTACACCTGCTTTCTCACAGTTCTTGATAAGTGTATCTTTAATTTCATCAGTGAAACTAGCTGATTTCTCTATCAATGTAGATGATGGTAATGATTGATAACCAATTGTTTTGAACATAAAATTAAAGATACTTTGATCACCCATTTCATTCATTGGACCTTCAATCTGTTCCCAATGATCAGCTCTTATTCCTTCAGTTTGTGAGAAATCTAAGAATTCATCACTACCACGATTTCTTATGAAGTCATCTTGAACAAGATTAGCAATCACTCTTGGAAATTCATTCATGAATTCAGTACCAGTGATACGGTCTTCTTGAGGTACAGGTACAGCAAGAGTTTGAAGAATTTGATCTTGAATGTACTCTGAATCAGTGGATCTTGAAATGTCGTTCCAAAATTCATGTTTTTCAGGGGTGTGAGCCCATGTAAATCCAGCAGAGATAAATTGTTGCCAATCAGATTCATTATCTATCAAATGATCAAAATCATTATCTGCTGATTTGATTCTTTCCAAGATAATATCTTGAGCATTTTTTGATAACTCTCCAAATATTCGTTGAGTTTCTGTTAGGCTTGTTGTTGTTGTTTTCTTTTTAGCCATTTTGTTTTGTTTTTATTGGTTAAACTTATTTTTCTTTTTTCGATTGTACACTTTACCAGAAGGTTTGATTTGGGTAATCATCTTCCTTCTAATAAGTTGCATTAGGTTCCGCTTTGATTGTTCTTGTTTCATTGGTTAAATAAAAAAAGCACCCATGCATGACTGGGTGCTGATACAATATGAAAACACAATAATAGAATCTTCATGCAGATTTGTGAGGGTAGTGGATTTTGCTTCCACGCTTGATGCAATGCATCTGTACTTCTTTATACGATACCCTCTAAACAAAACAACTTGGAAAACAAGTGGTTCTGTTTTTAAATTTTTACTTCTCTATTTTATCAATCTCGTTATTAAACCACTCAATACAGTATGAAGCAAAAGCAACAAAGAATGTTAGTGTTAGTCCAACACCACACACTTTGTACATGTGTAGTTTTTCTTCAAGTGATACCTCAACGATTTTGAATTTGATGATGAGGAACAAGAAAAGTAAAAGAGCAGCTACAACACCTGTAGCCACTCTTATTAGATTGTGATAAATCATCATCAGAAATCACTGTTAAAAAGATTATCTTGATGTTCATCTTTGTTTAGTTCAATGAAATCATCATCATCTAATGAAGAGATAATGTTGATCTCTGCTGAACGGTACGAACGTAGTTCTTTTAACAAAGTTGAAATGATGATTGGCACTGAATCTGGTGCACGTTTGGTTACATCTGCAATGAATTCATCATCAGCAGAGTTGATAAGGAAGTTGATGTCCTCCCAAATTTGTTTTGTCTTTGACATTGCTTTGTTGTTTATGTTTTACCAATTTGAATTTGAATGATTGTGTTGCCTTGCTCTTTGATGATGTCTATGCTTGGCTACTTTCTGATTGTGTTTTGAATCTTTCACACAACCTTTGGTTCTTGAATAACAAGATGACAGAAAAATGGTGATCAGAGTATATCCAATCACCATCAAGATTAATCTTACTTTCATTTTCTGTACCGTTTATTTTTCTGTTCGGTGGTTGCCATACCTAATAGGATTAGGAATAGGAGGATGATTACTGCTAACATAATTGTTTTGTTTAGTTTTGTTTTGTGTTTTACACCTAAAACTTTCTGACTTTATGTCCTTAATACCTTGCTACCAAAATACAACTATGTTGCCTAGCATACAACCTCAAGCCCAATATTGGCATAGTCAGGTTTACATAGTACTTAATGTGTAGACTTATTAGTAAGATAAGTGAAAGAAACTGGTGCCCTCAACATCTTGGGAAGTTATTGAGTTTTTTATTTGATTTGTTTGAAAATGCTATGTTATTTTTCAATCAAAAGGATTGTAGAAGGGATGGTGAATTAGAGTGAAAAGGGGGCAATTGTGATATACCCCCCTGTTCACACGTTCAATTATGGCAATTGAGAGTCAGAAGTAGTAGGTTCTGACTGCTTAACTACCTGTTGCACTGGTTGTGAGCCTGCTAATTTAAATAAATTAGCCTGCAACATCTCCATTGCACTCACCTTCCCCATGTTTGAGTACGAGAAAGTGGCACCATACTCATTCGTACCTGTAGGTGTGACACCCAGCATGTAGTTATTTCCTGGTTCAATACCAAGATTTCGAGCAACTGTACCATCTAGTACTCTGGATCTTTCTGGCAGTACACCATTGATACCATTGAGATAAAGTGGCATCTCACCATTCTTGTTAGGAGATGCAGTGGTTGGGTTAAAGAAACCCACGTTTACTAAGTAAACCATAGTCTTGTTACATTTAGATTGTTAGACAAAAAAGATACTGTGGATTATTAATGGTAGAGGAGGGGGGGCTGGTGCGTGGGGGGATGGGGGAGGTAACAATAGTATGTTGCAAAAGCTTACCATCAGGGAGCTTAGTGAGTAGGTTGCTTGGTCAGTTTTGAGGGGGAAAGTTAGCTGTTTATTAGATGTACTTCTCTCGTGTATTATATATAACACGCGGGGTCGCGTTAACTCATTCACTTGCAATAGGTTACAAACGCTCGAGAGGGAAAAATTGACCACTTTTTGGTGAAAAGTGCTGATTTTTTCCCAAAATTTGGGAAAAATGGATTTTGAAATACCTTGAATTTGGGTGACATTTTACCTACTTTTCCCACATTTTGGGAAAAAGATTTTACCTTGAATCAGAGTGACATTTCCCCACCTGCCTACCCTCATTAGTGGTAGACAAGATGGATCTCACACCCTAATGGGTGTGCCCCGAAAGGCAGCCCCCAATTAAGGGAGCTGACTATCAGAGTCTGTGGTACTCACAGCTTTAGGTGCAGCAGGTGCAGCAACATTAGTGCGAGCAAATGAGATGATGTCTGCGACAGACAACTCATTCAGCACAAGGTACGTGTAGTTGGTACCATATTCATTGCTACCCGACTCATCAATCTTCATCAGATAGGAGTGGTGCAATTGCAAACCTGCACGCTCTGCGAGAGTACCTGACATAACACGAGCTCTTTCAGGAATAGGAGCACCGTGGATAGAGGTTAAATACACAGAGGAGAGACCATTTTTGTCGAGCTTGGTACCCTGACCAAACAAAGACACGTTTACGAAGTATAACATAGCAGTGATTTTTAATGGTAGAAAAAGGATGGATTATTTTTAGTAGGTTGCTACACGCAGTCAAGGGGTTCCCCAAAGGGAAGAGAGGGGTTTCCCCCTCTCAACTAATTACTCGCAGATATCACGCACAACAGCAGTGGCATAGAATACAGAGTAAATCATTCTACCTGATGTATCTGTGTCATACCATGTTTCAGGCATATCTCCACGGAAGTTACCATAGTAGTGTGTGGTAGTACCATAACCACTCATGTACACATCCTTAACAATGATGGTATCACCAACTTTGTTCATGGATAAGTCAGCATCAATCTGCTGAATCTGACCTTCAAGTCTTTCTACTTTCAAGGTCTTCTCTCCTGTGCAGCTCGACAATCCAATTGCCAATGCTGCAAAAAATAAAAACGTTTTCATATGCATACTTTATTAATGGTAGAAAAAGATGGAATACAAAGGGAGATGTTACTCTCCCTTTTAATTATCCTACAACATCTCCAATTATCCATTTATTGATTGCATTAATATAATGTCTTTCAAACCAATGGTTGGCATAACTATCAGATTCCATACACCTGCAAGTTATCTTAGAGTATTGTCCATAGAAAGCATACTTCTTATCATTAACATAGAAGTTGCCTGCGTGTAACCAATCATTGTTGAGTCCACGCATAGGAAAGCATTCATTCAAAGCTTTCTCTAATTCGAGTTTTATCTGTTCCATAGCAATGATTCTTGATGGTAGAAGAGATGGTAAAAGAGGGAGATATACTCCCTCTCTGTTAATAAGGGAGGTCTCCCTCAACTACTGGAATGACCATGTTGTCCACCTCTACAGTGGTACCAACATAGCACTTCTCTTCCAATAGTTGAGAGATACCCCTCAAGTCACCTCGCTCAGAAAGCTTCCAACTTTCATTAGAATACTGAGCATAGAATAAGGATTGATCCCTATACAAAAGATAGGCATCTACCCAATACCCATCAACTGCAACCTTGATCATTTTCAAGATTTCAAATTCAACATGGGTGTTCTCCCCAAATTCTGTTGGGAGAGAAATAGTTACTCTTTGATTCATAATAAATAGATTTAGTATACTTATTTAATGGTAGAAAAGATGGTTTAAAGAGAGCAAAGCTCTCTCTCTCCCCACATTACCAGTTGTGTGAGGAGTTGCGGTGGTGAGCTCTGTAATGAGCTCTTTTGGCAGCCACTCTTTTATTGTGGTCTGCTTTGCCCACACAACCATGTGTGGACATGCAACTAGTTGTTCCCAGAACAACAGCTGCTAATAGTAATAATGTTTTCATACAAGTTTATTTATTAGTAGATGTGTAAATAAAAAGGATGCTTCTGTTACCAAGTATGCATCAACCTCTGAGTCTTACTCAGGTGGGCAGAGCTAGTTACTTAGAGGATTCTTCCTTAAGTAACAAGTAAAAGGAGGAGGCTCCCATTACAAAGAACAATGCAAACAGCATGTTCCACGCTCTGGCATCTGTAAGTATTAGATACATACAGCATACCATGAATAGTGCAAGTAGCACTAGACATACCCTACGAATTACCGTAGTCATAGTATATTTATTTATTAGTAGACAAGATGGTTTATATAAAAGAAGAGTACCCCCGAAGGGGTACTACTCTTAGTTACATGAGAAGTAGGTTTCTTTGTCTACTCCATCAACACGGCACACACCTTCATATTCTGCTACTGTTTCAAAGTACCAGAACTCTTCAGTGATAGGATCATACCAGGCACCATCGCCTAGTACAAATCCATATCCATCACGATATGTTACATCTTCTGGAAGATTAAACAAATTATTAGGACAACGCATACATCTCTCATCAGGATGTAATTGTACCATGTTCTCAAATGTTTCTTCATCTAGTTTATGAGTTAAGACCCAGTCTTTTCTCATAGCATCACGTAGTGTCATAGTTTTTTTAGTTTATAGTGTATATTTAATTATTGGTAGGGATACTGGCATGCCCATAGTAGTTGGGGGGAGTTGTAGAGGAGCAGGTCACTCCCCTCGTAAACATAGGGGGGTAAAAAATTTTTCCCATTTTTTGGGAAATAAATCACATATAGTACTAAAAAATTTTTAAAATTTCCCAATATTTGGGAAAATGTATATATTTGTCTATGGATAAGAAGGAACAAAACCCTTTTGTAATTGATCATGATTTGAATTTACTTAGAGTGATAGAGAATCAATATCTTGGGAAGAAGGGTGCTTTTGATGAGGATGGAGATATTACAGATTATGCTAAGATTACTACAGTGGTTGCTACTAGGTTTGTTGAAAGGGATAGAAAGATTACTTTGTATAAGGTGGAGAATATTAAAACCCTTATTGCCTCACTCACACCTATTGCTACTAAGTTGTATTTGTACGTTGTCTTTTCACTTACAGAAGGGTGTGATTATATTGAGTTGCAACCAATGAGTTTGTATAAGGAATTGAAGGTTTCAAAGAACACACTATATAAGGCTATAGAAGAGTTGGAAACTTACTCTATTATTGCTAAAAAACGTAACGGAGAATTCTGGATTAACCCATTTTTGTTTTTCAATGGAAATAGGATTGATTACTTTCAAAAGCAATACCCTGATAATGTGCACATTGCTGCCACCCTTAAACGTTAAATACTTTTTATGAACAACACACCAAAACCTGAAGGTCCAAAACAACCAATCAAATCACTTAATGCTACTCTCACTGAAGAACAAAAGGAAGCAAAGCAGTTGATCTATAATAGTAAGGTTACTGTGCTCTATGGTAAAGCTGGTACTTCTAAATCATTTGTTGCTGTTAATGCTGCACTTGATATGCTACTAAAAAAACAGGTGGAGAGAATTATTATCATCAGGCCCACTGTTACATCAGAGAACATTGGCTTCCTACCTGGTGATGTTAAAGAGAAGATGATCCACTACTTCATTCCAATCTTACAGAATATGAACGATCTTGTTAAGAAGGAGAAAGTAGAAGAGTTGCTAAAAAAAGAAGCTATCCAAATTCTACCACTAGCCTTCATTCAAGGGGTGACGATCAATGATGTGGCTATTGCAGATGAGGCACAGAATATGACCGTACAACAAATGAAGCTGCTTCTAACCAGGGTGGGTAAGAATGGTAAGCTAATCCTCACTGGGGATACAGATCAAGTGTTACTACCACCTAAAGAGAAAAGTGGATTTGACAAGTTACTAACATTGCATGGCCAGATCCCCAACTTCAGTACCTTTGAATTAAAACAAAATTATAGAGATCCTTTTGTAAAACAAATTTTAGAATTGTATAAATGACACATGAGAGTAAAATAGAGTATGTGTTGGATAAGCTTTCGTTGCTACCAATCCCACATGTATATACTAGAATGGTTGGCAAATGCACCCCACAAGGAAGTGTTAATAGATTAATGGCTCTATCTTACTTCTTAGGTCAGTTGGATCTGCTACATCACCCTGAGTTAGCACCCACTTATACTACAGCAATATTAGAGATTGATATTAAGGAAATTTTAAAACTAATGAATTATGAACTACCTGAAAACCAAAATTGCGGGGATCAACCCTGACAAGGATATTGAACTAGCTAAGTTAGAGAAAGATCTAATGGAGGAGAACAAGTGGAATGAGAACTATGATCCCACTTTAGACCCTGAATTTATTGCTGCTGAGAAAGATACCATCTCATTTGTTGAGGGGTATATCCTTGTAGATGATATTAAATCATTTGTATTCACCACTGATGGGTATATCAATATTATGTACACTGAGAAAGTAGGAAGAAGTCAGGTAACGATCGAACATGATAAGGAAGATTTTGTTACTACTATGTCTGCACTACATAATTGCTATCATTAAAAATTGTGACAATAGTTTAAAGGGGGGTTATCAAACACCCCCTTATTTATTTATATATTTGAAGTATGAAAAAAGTATCAATTAATATCAAGAAGGAATACAGTACTATCGAAGATGGAATTTTTAATTATTACAAATTGCTACTAGTAGGATTGAACAACATTACACTCTCTGATAAAGAGTTACAAGTGTTGGTTAATCTATCAAAAAAATCTTATCATTCCTCGCTACTCCCTGAACTAGCTGATGTTGTTGGATTTAAACATCAAGTGTTGAAGAACACTTTGACTAAGTTAAAGAAACTCACCCTTATCTCTTGTACAAAGAACACCTATTCTATTCATCCAGGATTAAAGTTGGATAGTAGTTCAGATGGTATTGAAATTAAATGCTCATTGAATGTTAGTAAACTTTGACCTAATCCCACAAATGACTGCCTGTAGGGTGGGAGTGGATGAAAATATTTGTAGAGAGGTGATTATGTTTCATTGGAAACTAGTTAGTGATCTACTCTCCTCTTGTGTGTATACTAAGGTGAGGGTTAAAGGGTTTGCTAATTTTGAAATGAAAAGGATTTTCTTGAAGAAGGTTTATGCTAAAACCTTACATAATGTAGAAGCAGCAAACGAGAATCTCCTTCAGTTTCCAAACTCTAAACGTGCACAAGATTTAGTACTCTCTGCTAATAAGAATGCAGAGTTAATTACAGAGATATATTTAAAACATTGGATAGAATATGCTAACGAAACAGCTTAAAGAAATTATGCAAGGTTGGGGTAATGCCTTCCTTGATAAACTATCACTTCTCCCTGAGAAGATTAAAGAGGAAGCAGAAAGTAGATCAAAGATCTGTTCTACATGCCCTATTCGCACAGATAATATTTGTGATCCTAATAAGAAAGGGGTGAATGCAAAAGGAATCCCTTTTTATGGATGTGGATGTTTTATAGATAAGAAGGTGCTTTGCATGGATTGTGATTGTCCTGGATTACATTGGAAAGCTTTTGATGTAAATAAAATTAAATAATATGCTTACTACGAATCAAATTATTGCTAAGTATGGCAAACCAGATGATGATGGCTCTGATTACTTAGTAACCATCAATCTCCCTTATCCAATGAAACTAGCTTGGGATACTAAAACTAGTGTTACTAAGATGAGGGTACATAAACTTGTAGCAGATAAATTTGTTGCAGTGTTTAATGATCTACTTGCTCACTATGGTTTGAAAGAAATCCAAAGATTAGGCATTGATCTATTTGGTGGATGTTTTTCTTTCCGTAAGATGAGGGGGGGATCAGATTATTCTAGACACTCCTGGGCAATTGCTATTGACCTAGATCCAGCAAGAAACTCACTAAAAGCTACATCTAAAACTGCTCAGTTTGCAAAACCTGCATACAAACCCATGATTGATATTTTCTACAAACATGGTTTTATCTCTTTAGGTAGAGAGAAGAATTATGATTGGATGCACTTTGAGGTAGGATCATGAAGAAGATAGAAGAAAAATATCTAGTCAACTGGCATGAGATACAAGATGTAGAACAGTTGATCAATATTCTCTCACTTGGTATTAAAGGGTTTATGGTTACTAACCCTGATATGCCTACTAAAACACTTATCAAAAAATTAAAAAAACAAAATTTAATAAAAGATTATGAAACTAATCCCACAAAATGATGTAATCATCCTTGAACAACCTGAGTTCATGCACAAACTAGCTAATTCAAAAATTGAATTATCTCCAAATTCTAAAGAGCAATTGATTGAAGAGTTCTACAAAGAGCACTCAGGATTGTTTACAGTGAAAGCTGTAGGGCCTATTGTAAAGGATTCATCATATCCTGGACTTGTTCCTGGTGCTAGAGTAAGGTTGAGTGATACTATGTATATCAAGCCATTTACTATCAAAGATGGTGACAAGGAACTCACCTATGTAATGACTAACGCTCACAACATTTCTATAGTTTTGGCGGATTAATTATAATCTATGAAATCTCCAGCTTGGACACGCAAAGAAGGTAAATCTGCATCAGGTGGATTAAATGCAAAAGGGGTGGCCTCTTATAGAAAAGCTAACCCTGGATCTAAGTTAAAGATGGCTGTTACAACAAAGCCTTCTAAACTAGACCCTGATAGTAAAGATGCTAAACGTAGAAAAAGTTTTTGCGCTAGAATGAGTGGAGTGAAAGGACCAATGAAAAAACCTAATGGTAAACCCACTAGAAAAGCATTGGCCTTGAGGAAATGGAACTGTTAACCCTTAAAACTATAAAACAATGATGAAGAAATCTGCATCCAAAAAAACAATGCCAGCTAAGAAAATGATGGCTGCTAAAGCAATGTCTGCAATGCCAATGATGAAAAAAGGTGGCAAATCCATGATGAAAAAAGGCGGAATGTCTACTTACCGTAAAGGTGGTAAGTCAATGAAAGGTTGTTAATCATGAAAAAGCACCCTGGATTTAAAGCAGTTCAGAGTTCTATCGCAAAGAAGCAAGGCATCAGCAAGAAAGCTGCTGGTGCCATTCTTGCTTCTGCTACAAGAAAGGCCTCTCCTGCTGCAAAGAAAGCTAACCCTCGACTTAAACGTGTAAAAGGATGAAAGATTGGTTAATTGGTCTATTGCTTGCAGCGGCTGCATCATTAGCCCCAGCTACTCCTTTGTTCATTACTGCATCTCTGTTAATTATATCAGATTTTGTATTTGCAATTTGGAGATGTCATAGAACTGGTGTAGCAATCACTTCTAGGAAGATGTCTAACATCATCCCTAAATTATTACTTTATAACATTGCTATTCTTCTCTCTTATCTTGTTGAAGTTCATGTGTTAGATAAAAGTATACCTCTAAGTAAACTTGCTGTAGGTGTAATAGCTATGGTGGAAGGAAAGAGCATTGATGAGAGTTTCAAATTACTTTTTGGATATAGTATTTACGAAACTATGATGAAAAGAATTAGAAGACCACAAGAATCTGACACAAAGCCATGACAACAAAAAAATCAAAAGTTAATGCAGCTGGTAATTATACTAAACCTAGTATGAGGAAAACGTTGTTTAACAAAATTAAAGCTGGCTCAAAAGGAGGAGATCCTGGAGAGTGGTCAGCACGTAAAGCTCAAATGCTTGCTGTTCAATATAAAAAAGCTGGAGGGGGATACAAATGAAAGGTGTAAATCATTATAAGAAAGATGGTACACTACATAAAGGTGGTTACCATAAGATGCCTGATGGATCATTACATTCAGGAAAAACACATGGTAAAACAAGTGTAAAGTTATTTCATTTGAAAGAACTCTCTCAAACAGTTCAAAATAAAATAAAAAAGAAATGAAGTTCTCTAGTGGTGGTGAAAAACATAAAGTTTACAAAAAAACCAACAAGATTGGTAAAGGTAAACCTGGTGATATTATGGTAAATCATCCTAATAAAAATAAAGGTAAATGGGATACTATCAACCTCACACAAAAAGCAGGAGTTAAGACAGTGAAGCAAGGTGTAGCTGCTACTAAAAAGTGGCATAAAGCAAACCCTTATAAAACTAAATAAAATGGCATTAGCTAAATCCCAACAATCTCTTAAGAACTGGACCTCACAGAAATGGCGGACTAGTGATGGTAAACCCTCTAAAGGTAAAAAGAGGTATTTGCCAGATGCTGCATGGAAGGCACTCTCTCCTGGTGAGAAAGCTGCAACTAATGCTGCTAAATCAAAAGGGAATGCAAAGGGTAAGCAGTTTGTGGCACAACCAAAAAAGATTGCATCAAAAGTTAAATCGTATAGATAATGGATACACAATACGAAATCTTACAAATACTCCAGAATTTAATGCAGTACTATCCAGAGTATCCAATTGCTAGGCACATTGCTTTGGCAACAGATGAAGATCCACTAATGAAGTACAATGATAAAACTTTATTAGAGGCACTTCAAAAGTATGAAGAAGGACTATCATTCTCAGGTGGGTTGGATGACAACTTTGATTGGGATGATACAGCAGAATATTAAAAACAATCTATGTTTCATGTAAATAAAGGACAGGTTAGTATTGACCAAGAAATCCTGTTAGTACCAGAGTATAATGTAGTACACAAAAAATGGAAAGATAAATCTCTGTTTGTCTTTGCTTATATATATCATCTAATAGACTTCAAAGCATTAGGTTATAGTAACCTCTCTGAAGTGGATAGAAAAGTGCAATGCTTAAAAGATTTCTGTCCTGGAGATTTGTTTTCTCCAGATGATCCCCTTATCTTAGCTGCTATTAAGAAGTATGAGCAATTGCAGGAAACACCATCCATGAGGTTGTATCAGAGTGCATTTAAACTAGTAGACAAATTAGCAGAGTACTTTACAGAGGTACAGTTTAGTGCTTATGATGATGATAGTGATTCAGATAAAAAGGCAACCAATGCAATGAAGAACTTAGCAGCATTAGGTAGTGCAGTGAAGTCACTAAAAGATCTAAAGGATGTAGTAGAACAAGAGATTGCACAATCACAAGTGAGAGGTAATAGATTCGTATCTAATAGAGAACGACCAAATAAATAATAAATATGCAACTATACCAGGAAGAAATAGACCCCTGTAATGATGAGAGCAAGTTTCCATTGCTCTCAAAATATTTTGATACAGACTATACACCTGGTAATTATATTTGGTCAAAGACAAATGAATTTAAAGAAGCAGTAACTTATTTTTTAGAATATGGAACATATTGCCCATACGTATATGGTTCTCCTGCATACGAACAGTTTTGGGATGAAGAGGAATACAAGATCACTAATGGAATGGTTAACTCGGATGGTCACTACATCTGTGGTGATATGTACTACTACCTTAATTATTCACTCATTTATAACAAACAACAAAGGAAATCAATAGCCCCTGATTTCTGGGATAGTGATGCCTACTACTTTATTGAAGTGGAGAAGGCAAAGATTAGAGGGTTACACTTTGGTGGTACTAAGGCACGTCAGCGTGGATACTCACTAAAGAATGGTGCCCTACTTACTAAGAAGTTTTACTTCGAACCTTATTCAATCTCTTACATTGCTGCATTTGTTGGTGATAAAGCTGACAAAACTTGGGAGATGATTGAAACAAATGCTAGGCACTTAGATAAGAATACACCTTGGCATAAAAATAAAAACCCCTATACTAAAGATTTCTGGAAATCTCAATTCCAAGAGAAAGATGATTATGGTAAAGTTAACTGGGAGGGCTATATGTCTGAACTCCACAAAGTTACACTTAAAGATAATCCATCAAAAGGGGTGGGTGGTGCAGTGTCATTGTTCTTTTATGAGGAACCTGGACTTGCTCCTACTTTGCTTAAGACCATAGAATACGTGAGACCAGCATGTATGGATGGTGATTATGTAACTGGTCAAATTATTGCTACTGGATCTGTGGGTGAAATGAAAGACTGCGCAGATCTTGAGAAAATATGTTATCAACCAAAAGAATATGGATTCGCAGAATTTAAGAACATTTTTGATGAAGGGAAACAAAATACTACCTGTGGGTTTTTCCATCCAGCGAGTTGGTCGTATAAAGGATACATTGACGAGGAAGGAAACTCAGATGTGCTCGGAGCTACTAAACGGATCAAGGAGAAAAGAGAGGCAGCTAGAAAAAAATCTCCAAAAGATTTCGTGTTGGCTGTCACACAAGAACCACTTTCCCTCGATGAAGCATTCCAAGTTAGGGAGGTTAACAAGTTTCCAGTACAACTTATTAAAAAACAACTCCAAAAATTAGAAGATGCTAGTTATAATGGTATCTGTGTAGAATTAGATTATGATGGTCAAGGAGAGATATCATGGAGAGTAGCAGAGAATAAGAAACCTGTACATGATTTTCCTGTAAGAAATGATTCAGATAAAGAAGGAGTAATACAGATATTTGAATTTCCTGTTACTAATGCACCTTGGGGGTTATATGTTGCTGGCATCGACCCATATAAATTTGATCAGGCTAAATACTCTGACTCTCTTGGAGCAGTATATATTCATAAACAAGTACACAATATTACAGAGGAAAGTTTTCAAGATGAAATGGTTGCCTGTTACACTGGTAGACCAGAGTCAATAGAACAATGGTATGAAAATGTAGTCAAGTTGTTGATGTTCTATAATGCTACAGTATTAGTTGAAAATGATGTTAATGATCTGATACAGTATATGTTACGTAGAAATCTAAGTATGTATTTAGCTAAAGCTCCAGGATGGATTAAAGAGATTGCCCCCAACACCTCTGTTACTAGTGAGTATGGTATTAGAGCAACACAAAAGAATATTGACTTCTTTGATAACTCTTTAATTAAGTATTGCACAGAGGAGATTGGTAAAGATTTTGATGAGGAGGGAAATGTAATAGATGTACATTACGGAGTAGAAAGAATCAAAGATATCATGCTATTAAAAGAAATGTTGTATTATAGACGAGGAGGAAACTTTGATAGAATCAGAGCATATGGTATTACCTTAGCATATTCAAATGGTATGGCTCGCACAGTAGTAGTAGGAACCAATAGACTAGAAGATGAATATGAGAGCATGTATAATAAGAAAAGACAAAAAGGTTCCCGTATGTTTGGATCACACAAAGGGCATTTTCAAAAAACTAAATTTGGTTTATTCCGATGATTATTGAAAAAATAACTAAAAAAGCAAAGTATGCTAATGTAATTGATAAATACGATTTATTTATCCCTGATCAATTTGCTCCTGTACAAGAGAAGGAAACTCCTGATTGGATTAAAAGTACATTAGACTACTATTCAAATATTGCATACTCACAGTATTGGAATAATCAAACTTTAAAAAAGAATTATGATTTGCTAAATGGTATTCTAGTAAAAGAAGATTACTTCACTGAAGATTACCAAGAGGTGGTAGATTTCTTAGATGAAACCTCTGCTGTAGAACTACCAGATTATGTGAAGCACTATCCAATGATGAACCCTCCACTTAATACTTTAATTGGAGAGATTAGCAAACGTCCTGATAATGTTAAAGTTAAAGCTGTTGATGAGCACACTTACAATGAAGTGATGCGGATGAAAGCAGAGTTAATGAATGAATTATATTCAAAAAGAATTAATGAGGTAATTCAAAGATTAGCTACTAAGATTGGATTACAACAAAAACTAGAGCAACTACAAAATAGTCAGCCAGCTAGTGAAGAAGAAGCTCAACAAATTCAACAACAAATTCAACAAGTTCAAGCTCAATTTGAAGAACTTCGTCCAGAAGAGTTTGAAAACTATTTTAATAAAAGATACCAACCTATTGCTGAACAATGGGGGAACTTGAAGTTGGAGCAAATGAAACTCCAATTTAATATTAAAGATAAATCTCAAGAGGCATACAGAGATCTTACTACCGTGGCACGTGAGTATCACCATATTTATGTAGATCGTTCTAAATTTGGATTTAGTTATGAAGTGTTGAATCCTGTGAAAACATGGTTCCTCACTGAACCTGATCCTAAGTTTACCACTGAATGCTACGCTATTGGCTACATTGATTCAATGGAGTTAAGTAAGATTATTGATAGATTTACTCTTACAGAGGAGGAGATTATCCATTTGAAGGAACATAGAGATGATGTTCTTAGAAACCCTAACTCTGATATTAATATCTTTGAAGATAAAAGTACAGGGTATGACTCTGTAAACTATGCTACTCACAATCCACTTAAAACTGAATATGAAGCAACTATCAGAGCAGAGATGGAGCAACAACAACTCCTTGACTCTTATGATCCTGCTGGTAACAGATATAACCCTATTGGCTACTTGGGTTATGAATCACGTAACCATCGCTACACTGTAGTTCAATGTTACTTTAAATCTAAGAGAAAGATTGGTAAACTTACCTACATTGATGAGCAGGGTATGGAACAAGTGGACATCATTGATGAATACTACAAAGAAGATCCAAAGAATACTACTATCAATATTGAATGGGAGTTTGTAAATCAGTGGTACTCAGGTTATAGAATTGGTAGAGCAATCTATGGAATGGAACCATTGTACTACACTGAACTTCCACCTATTGTTGGTGCATTCTATAGAGCTAAAAATACAATCCCTAAATCTCTTGTAGATCAGATGAAAGTTTATCAGATTATTTATAATATCTGCTTAAACCAACTTTATCTCCTACTTGAAAAAGAGGTGGGTATTGCAATGTTATACAACCTACGTCAGTTACCTAGATACAAAGATATGGAGGACGAGGATGCACTAGAGAAGATGACTATGTTAGCAAAAGAATCTGGTGTGGTAGGTGTAGATGACTCCCCTGAAAATACTAAAGGACCAAGTACATTTAACCAATTTACTCGTCTAGACCTTACTCGCACACAAGAGATTCAATCACGTATCTCTCTTGCTGCATGGTGTAAAGAAGAGTGTTGGTCATTACTAGGCTTCACCCCACAAAGATTAGGTGGTGTAGCTGCAACAGAGACTGCCACTGGTATCAACACATCTCTTACACAATCATTCTCTCAAACTGAACCTATTACTAACTTACATGAAGAATGCATGAATTTAGTATATCAGCAATTACTTGACACTGCATTGTATGTAGAAAGTAAAAAACCTGTTAGTACAATTAAGTATGTAAACTCTGATATGCATGATGTATTTGTTCAGGTTAATACAGAGGATATTAAACTAAAAGATTTACAAGTGTTTGTTTCTAATCGCTCTGAAGATAAGAAAAAGCTAGAAGAGATTAGACAACTATCTCTTGCATATGCACAGAATCAGCTTCATCCTTACTATACTACTATGATTCATAACTCTCAATCTGTTTCTGAGATTAGAGATATGTTACAAGGTGATATGAAGAAGAAAGAACAACAAGCACAACAGCAACAACAAATTGAACAACAGAAGTTACAACAAGCTCAACAGATTGAGGAACAAAGAAGACAAATTGAGTTGGAGAAAGAACAACGTAAGATGCAATTTGATGCTGAACAAAAGGAACTTGATAGAAAGAAAGATTTGTTGATTGCTCAGATTGGTGCTAATAAGTTTGCTAAAGATCAGGATATCAATAAGGATAATATTCCTGACTCATATCAGATAGCACAATTTGATGCAGATTATCAGAAGATGTTTGCTGATGTAACAAACCAACAACAAAAGTTGCAAATGGAGAAAGAAAAGTATAATAATGATTACGATATTAAGAAAGAAGAACTAAGATTAAAAGAATCTGAGATTGCTTCTAAAGAAAGAATAGAAAAAATTAAGTCAGATACAGTATTGAAAAATAAAGTACAAGGAGAAAAATAAGCTATAAATATAAGTGAGGATCTAATATCTTTACTTTTATTTTGGAAATAGAAGAATTTAATCACAATTTTGAATTATAAATATGAGTACAAAAGAAAATTTTTTAAGCAGCCTAGGTGTAGATAGCACAGAAACAATTGATGCATCAACACTTTTAGAGGATTTCAATTTAGGTGGTGAGGTTACTATCATTGATCCTAACAAAGATGAACCTACTACAACACCTAAAAGTGAGGAATCAGATGACAGAGATCCTAGTAAGGATAAAGGTGCAAAGTTTTTAGAAGAACAAGATGATATCATGGATCTTCTTGAAGATTTTAAATTAGAAGAGGATGATGATAAATCAGAGTCAACTAAAGCACCTGTTAAAGAGAAGAAAGTAGTTACACCAAAAGTAGAGAAGGATGAGGAAGAAGTAAACTACTTTGAAGTGATGGCTAAGAATCTTAGTAAGATTGGTATTCTAGATCTTTCTAGTGATGAAGAAGATGAAGATGGTGAACCTCAACCTATTGATTGGAATGAGGATACCTTTGTGCAAAAGTTTGAAGAGAGTACAAAGAAAATGGCTAACACTTTAATTGAGGAGGCATTTTCTAAACATGGAGATAAGAACTCTGACTTTTTGTGGAAAGTAGCAATGGAGGGTGTTGACCCTGAAGCTTACTTTAAAGCAATGAAATCACAAGAGTTGGTAGAGAAATTTGATATTTCTACAGAGAATAATCAAGAGAGAATCATGTATGAATATCTTAGAATGTTAGATCCAGAACGTACCCATGAAGAGTTAGTAGAAGAGATCATGGATTTAAAAGATCTCAATAAACTTGATAAGAAAGCTGAAGTTGCAAAAACAAAGCTTACTAAATATTTTGAACAAAGACAAGAACAAGAAGTACAAAAAGCACAACTAGAACAACAAAGAAGAGAGGTGGAAAGAGAACAATTTAAGAGTGTAATTGAACAAACAATTAACACTGCTATTGAGAAGGGTGATATTGATAATATCCCATTTTCAAAAGAAGATTCCACCCTAATCTCTTACATGACAGAAACTCCTTATAAAACTCATGATGGTAAACCTGTTAGTGAGTTATATAAAGATTTCGTAGAAGCACAACAAGATCCCAGCAAACTACTTAAACTAGCTAAGTTTTTAAAGAGTGGTTTGAAAGTAGACACAGCAATCAAGAAAGCAGTTAAAGAAGAGAAACAGAAAATGTGGGATTTTGGTGTAGGTAAAAAGAAACAATCTTCCTCACGAGGTGGATTTTTGGATTAAACTCATTTTTTAAAAAAATTATAAAACAATGGCAAACTCTCTTGGTTCCCCCAAAAGATACGTGGTAGGAGAAACTTCCTCCTTCTATCGTAATGCTATCGGTAAATTTACTGATAGTAATCACTTGTATTCGTTGTATAACGAAGCTCCTGAAAAATATGATAGAGATATCATTGAATTGTTCAACCAAACTAAGTTGTACAGCAATGACTTCTTGAATCTTATTACTGCAGCAGAGCCGTTCTATCTTTCTACTCACTCTGATTCTTTTACTTACCGTATTCGTAAGGGAGTTGAGTATCCAAAGATTATTGAAAACCTTTCTTCTGGAAGTGCTAAAACTGGTATGGACGGAATGGAGTTTTCTTTGGTATTTGATAGAAAAGCATTTGTTCATGGTGATCGTATCACTGCACACCGTATTGAGCAAAACTCTTTGTTGTATGTTACCTCTGATCCTGTTCCTTATGGTAAAGGATGGAAGTATACTTTTATCATCACTGGTGGAGATGCTGATGCTTTCGTAGAAGCTGCTTATTTAGCTGTTGGTACTGAGTACTTTAAAATTGATAACGTAATTGGTGAATTTGATACTAAATTGTCAGGTCTTGGTTTGACAGATGGTGAACTTGAAGTGATGCACACTTTGGGTGAATCTTTTGGTGTTGAGCACACAGTTACTGAATGGGCTGAAATGCGTCAGTTAGTAGATGGTAATGGTAAGAAATTCAATATCCCTTTGAACAAGGATAGAGAAGGAAATGCTAAAGATATTACCTTCATTGGTAAAACTACTTCTGGACGTAATGGTAAAGACCAATTGGTTGACTTGCGTTGGGCTAAAACTATTGACTTGATGTTGAAGAAAGAAATGCTTGACATGAAAGTTAATAAGTTGATCTGGGGTAGATCTGGTGTTGTTCCTGGACAAAATGGACAAGGTACTACTTTGGTAGGATCTGGTTTGTATGAGCAAATGGAACAAGGTAACGTTGTTAAGTACAATCGTGGAGAGTTTGGTGTAAACTTGCTTCGCACTGTATTTGGTGATTTGTTCTATCGTAGAAGAACTTTCTCTGAAAGAAAAGTAACTATCTATACTAACGAAGCTGGTATGGATTTGATCAACTCTACTTTGCAGAAAGAATTGTTCAACCAAGGTTTCCAAATTGATCCTGCTACAGCTGGTATGTTGCATGGTATCAACCAAAATAAACCTTCTATGAATCTTGGTCTTGGTTATGCATTTGACCACTTCTTGACCACTGAAACAGGTATGGTTAACTTCAAGCATATGCCTGCTTTGGATGATCCAATGGGTAACTTGGAATATGGTCCTGGTAAAAAATCTGCTCCTATGTTCATGGTATTTGATGTATCTGAAGGTTCTGATGGTGCTTCTGCTCCACAACGTATCCGTGAAGTACGTCACAGAGGAATGCCTGGAATGACTTGGGGTTATGAGCAAGGTACTGTATCTCCATTTGGATTTGGTTCTATGCAAGGTATGCAATCTGCACACAGAAATCCTTGGTACACTATGTGGATGAAAGATCGTGTAGGTATTTTCTTGGAAGATCCTTCTCGTACTGTAATCATCAAAGAACAGCCTCAATTGGGCTAATCTAAGATTGGATAATTTAAAAAGTGGGGGTATTGTATCCCCCACTTTTATTATCTAACTTAGCGATCAATTAAGTTAAAATATATATGGATAAGATTGTAAAAATTAAACCACTTCCAAAAAAAGGTGGTCAGCATCAGTTCACACTTCAGAGTTCATTAAGAAGAGGTGGATTATCAAGAGTACCAGGAACAGTTGTAACTATTACTCCCTACTATGATCAAAACTTTAAAAAGTATTGGACAGGATTAGATGAGGAGTTTAAGAAGATTAATCAGATTCCTGATGAAGATGAAAAAGAAAAAGAAAAAAACAGAATTAAAACGTTGAGATTAAAATTAGAAGAGGAAACAGGATTAGATCTTACTGCTAGATCTGATTATTATAGAAATATCTCATCACCAAAAGATACAAATTCTAGAGTAGGATATTCATTACGTGATGGTGAAAATGTTTTTAATCTATCAATTCCTGAACAATATATTACATTTCTTTGGTTAAGTAATCATCCAGAAATTGCTCCATCGTTACAATCTTGGGAGAAAGGTTTGTGCCCCTCTCATATTAGTTGGTATGTAGAAAATGTAGTAGAGGAGAGAGAATTGAAAGTATCTAAGAAAAAAGAACAAAATCGTGCAGCAGTATCTCTTGAGAATATGAGTGATACTAAACGTAAGAAAATAGCAATTATTATTGGTGATCTTGGAATTACTAATAGAACCTCTCCTGAAGATGTATATAATACTTTAGATGATTATATCAAAACTGAAAATGTAGGAACCAAGTATATTGCTACATTTAATACTTTGAGTAGTTTATCAGATGATGTTATTGAAGCTAAGTATTTAGTAAAATGTTTACTACAAGAAGGACTTGTAAGAAAATTTGTAGGAGGTATTGTTAGAGAGTGTGAAACATGTCCTGCTATTGCACAATCAGAAGAGGAATTAGAATTAAAGTTTTCTGATCCTGCAGAACAGGATTTATATATATCTTACTCAGAAAAACTAAAAAATCACTTATCTCTAAGATATGATCTCATCTGAACATCTTTCTAAACGAATTGACGAGTTTCTAAATAAGTCAGGTACTAATGATAATTTTAAAATATCTACACCTGCTAAAGTTAGAGCTATCAATTCCTCTCAACTTATCCTTATTAAACGTAAGATTGGAATGAACAATATTTACAAAAAGGGATTTGAGAGTTTTAGAAAGAGATTTGATGATCTTGACTTTTTAATTAAAGATGCTGTAGAGGTGCCATTGTTTAGTAGCAATGGCATGCTCTATGCAGATACCTCTGGTTTAGAGGATTACATGTTCTATATTAAATCATATTGCTTTGCTGATAAAGGAACATGTACAAATAGAAGATTGCGAAACTATTTAGTAAAGCGTGCAGATTTAGAAAACTATATTAAGTCAGACACCCATATGCCATCATTTGATTGGCAAGAACAACTAGTAACAATGGCTGACAATAAAATTCAAATCTATACTGCTAGTGACTACACTGTAAATAAGCTATATTTAGATTATATCCGCCAACCAAAACAAGTTGATATTAAAGGATATAAAAAAGATGGTGTAGATTCGCAGACAGTTGATTGTGAGTTCCCTGAACATTTAGAAGATGAATTATTAGATATTATAGTTGAGCAATTAGCAATGACAATTACAGATCAAGCTCAAATTCAGTTCTCTCAATCAAGACAACAACGTAATGAATAACCCTTTTTTGTTTAACAAATAAATTTAAAACAATGGACTTTAGAGTCACACACTTCCTTTCGGGGACTGCAGTTACTGCTGATGGAACACAAGTTGCAGGAGCTTCTTCTGTAACAGCTAATGCTTTATCAGTTGTACAAATGAATGGATCAGAAGTTGGATTAGCTGTTGCTGGTAGCAATGTTACAGCTGGCTGTGATGTACTTCAATTTTGGCAAGGATTGGATATCACTGATCCTATTCAAAAAGAATTGAGATATATCAAATCTGGTAAAATCAAAACATCTAACATTCTCTCTGTAAAAAAATTAGCTGGTTCTACTTCTAAGAATCCAATGATTAAATTCCTTGGTGCAGAAATTACAGCTGCTACATATGCAGATTACATTGATACTTCAAAGTGGGCTACTACAACTGATACTGTAGGTGAAGTTGCTGCATCTACAGTACTTGATAGTTTATTTGGATCTAATTGTACCACTTTAAATATTGTTTGTGATAAAGAGTTTTCTCTTACTGTACGTGCTCAATCAGCTAAAGCAAATACAATTTCTCCATTTGGTTTGACCAAGACTTACACTCGTATGGTGAATTGTTGCAATGATTGTTCCGATACTTCTTTTAAATCTTCTTATGATGCAATTAGTCAAGTATTGCAAGATATGGCTGCAGATGAAACAATGTCTGAATATGTTATTCCAAAATATATTTATGGTTGGTATTTGACTACATCTGGTGTTAAAGCATACTTTAAAGTAGCTTATAATGCTGCTACTCCTATTAGTGCTTCATACGTTCCTACTGATGCTGCTGCTGAAGTAGTTGGAGAAGATTTTGCATTTGGTATTGTACTTGAAGGTGTTGATCAACCAAACTGGAAAAATACTGCTGATATCACTTTGTTCCCATTCCGTAAGGATGCAGTAAAAATCTTTGCTCAAACATTTGTTGGACCAATGGCTAATGCTATTCCTCATAATGGTGGAACTCAAGAGCCGTTGTTGGTTGCTGATATGTGTGATAAAGGTGAAACTTATACTATCAATTTTGCATTCCCACGTTTAACTGGTGAAGAAGTAAGACACATTGAACATGAATATGCTACTTATTCTCAAAAGTATGGTCAGCGTTTCCAAGGTGTAAAATATAATGCATTAGCATTTCCTTCTTTCATTCCTTCAGGAAATGAAAACGTAGCTTATACTTTGTATTATATTGAGTATTTGCCAATTGTTGATAACTCTTATACTTCCACTCAAGAGATGACGCAATTAACAATCGTTGCATTGCCATCTTCATTAACTAGTGAAATTACTGCAATGGATGCATTGTTTACTGATGCTGTAGCTGATTTAGGTTTAGCTCAAACTCTTGTAACATTGTCTACTATTGATACTAATCCATACGCATAATCTAACTCTAATTAAAATGAGAGGGGGCAATAGCCCCCTTTTATTTTGCTATAATCAAAAGATAACAACAACATCTATAATCTAAGATGTAAGTCTATTTAAAAACTTAAAATGTAATTTTACTCTATGTCTTGTTTTGATGGTAATATTTATTTAAGGAAAGATTACATTGTATGTGATCCTGACTATGGTGTCTCATTGACAGATCTTATTGAGAAGGTCGTATCTAATCTTGTTATTAGTAACACCCAATCAAATGCCTTCTCATGTTCACTACTTTCCTCTTGTGGAATTGGAGCACTAAGTGATGTAAGTTCTAATACCCCAGTTCTTAATAATGTATTAAAATGGACTGGAACAGAATATGCACCATCTACTTTAAATCTTTCTAATTTAGCTACTGTTAGTGATGCTGCAGATACTTTAAATAATACCACTGATGTTGGTAGACCTTTAGTGTGGAGTGATCAAAATAAATGGGTTCCTGGTAATATACCTGCTGCTACGAGTACTGTAAAATTAAATGTTGGAACAACCTCTGATCAATCAGATGAATTAACTTTAACAGATAATACATCAACTACATCAAAATTAACAATTCAAGGTAGTGGTAAAATTGCTGTCACATATGATTCTGATACCAATACATTTACTATCACTGACTTTACCTCTCCTTTATTTAATAATTTTTTAGCAAAAGTTAATAATGGAAGTGGAACAACTAGATATTTTGGAGAAACTTTAGCTTATGTAAACTTTACATATAGTGATGTATCAGCTTATGCTTCTGGTGTAAATGTTGCTGCTGGTATTAAACTACAATGGAAAGATGGTTCCTCTTATACTAATCTAGCTACTGGTATTGCATATACTAATGGTGGTGCAACAGGTGGTCAAACAATGACTTATACATTAGCAGATGGAAGTTTTGCTGATGTAACTAAAACTATATTTGGTTCTGAAAGTTTTAGATTAGAAGGTCAATCAACACAAGCTGGAGCATTTTATTCAGCTGTATCAAATATCAAATGGATTACTAACTACTTCTATGGTTATGTAACATCTAAAACATATTCTTTTGTAGCAGCAGATTTAACAGGTACAGCAAATGCTGCTGTTACTAGATTATCTGGGGGTACAAATGTTGATAAAAAACCATTTGATTTTAGTTTTCCTACTCCTGCAGGTAAATTTATTTGGATGGCAGTTCCGACATCTCTTATTTCAGGATCATCATTTATTTCTGGTGGATTTCCACTAGCTGAGACTACTAGACAAACAATTGCATCTGTAACTAGTGGAGGTACTACAATTAGTTATACCATCATTATTAGTGAAAATACTTTAAATTCTCTAACAACAATTAATTTTTCATAATATGCCATTTCCTTTCGGTTCAATTCCTCTTACTGGTGCTATTGGAGTAGGTAACTCTGCTGATACATTTGGTACCCACTATGATTACTTAGGTGTTGGTGGATTTAGATCTGTTGCAGATAGCACTGAAATGCAAGGTATTCCTGCTTTGAGAAGAAGAAAAGGAATGTTAGTCTATAAAGTTGATAGTAATGTTATTTACAAATATATGTCAGCTGATGGATCTGATATCAATACTATTCAAACAGATTCTGCTGAAACATCAGGATGGACTCCCCTTTCTTTTGGTGGATCATCTTTACCTTCATATGATGATGGTAAATTTTTAAAATCTGGTACTGCTTCAGCTTCATGGGTAGCACTTGCAATTAGTGATGTAGCATCATTACAAGCAGCATTAGATTTAAAACTTGCTTCAGCAACTGCAGCCACTACTTATGCTCCACTTGCTTCACCAACATTTACAGGTACAGTATCAGGTATTACAAAAGCAATGGTTGGTTTATCAAACGTAGATAATACCTCTGATGTTAATAAGCCTGTCTCTTCTGCTACTCAAACTGCATTAGATCTTAAATTAAACATTACTGCTTCTACTGAAACAGGTGGTGGTGGTACATTAGCATTAGTATTTTCAAATACTGATACTATTTATGGTAGTGTAGGTACTGCTAAAACAGGCAATATTACTACTAGTATTACATCTGCAAAAGTGGGTGTTACACATATTGTTATTCATAATAATACCACTACTGCTCCAACTATTACTGCTGCTAATGGTACATTATCTAAACTATCTGGAAGTGGTTCATATAGAGTAAATGTAACTAATGTTATTTATTTTACATGTATTGATGCATCTACTATTGTATATTCTATAAATCAAATTTAATAGTATGTCATTAAGAAGGTCAATGATATTTTCTTTAGGTAATAATCCACCTTTAGATGAGGTAGGTGCTACATCATCCAATACACTTGTAGCATTTGGATTAAGAAGATTAAGTAGAAGTTATGCAAGTGATGTTTGTTTAGATGTTAGAAATAGTAATGGTGCAATTGGTGAACTAAGTTTTGATAGTAATGATGAAGTTAGTACATCTTCTATGGTTAAAGTTACAACTGTAGGTACGTCAGGGTTTACAGTAAATAATTCTTATTCTCTATCTACATTTGCATCAAATGGTAATGGAACAGTAACTGTGAGAAGATGGTATGATCAATCTGGTAATGCTAGACATATCTCTCAAACAACTGTAGCTAATCAACCTTTTTTAATGCAAGGTGGAAATTTTGAAT